TGTTCTGTGACATCGAAACGACCCCTACCGAACGGCAGGAGTTGCTAGATGTTGGAGCGCAGATGTGCTTCGACGCGGATTTCCTATCCTTCTTTAAGGATGGGAACCTGAGCTAGAGATAGCTCATCTTACATAGGGGATATCTCCATGTTACAATCGAAAAAAAGTAGGAAAAGACGCACACCGCTCTTTTCTCCGTTAGCTCACGTTGACTACGTAGCAACGGCTCTTAAACTAGACCTGGATCCGTCCGGGACGCACCTTGCCCACAGTGTCGGCAAGGGTGCTGCAATGCAGGTTGCTTATGAACTTCAAACAAAGGATTTCTCCAAGAAGTTCAGAAGCTCACGCAAAATGTCGGACTTGTCAAATAAAGCTCTTGACAAGTTTATTAAGGTTAATCAGGTTTTGGGTGACTTTGATTTTCGTCTCCCTTCTCCTGATATTCGACCTCACCGATGTTCACCACGCGATAGAGCTCTTCTCAGAGCTCGCTCGTTAATTCATCACGTCTTAGGAGACTTTGACGAACATGAGTGGTTCACTGGGTGTAAACACTCCAGTGGCGTGTCTCTTGGGATTAAATTCCAAGATACATCTCTCACTGCTAAGTGGGAGACGAGGATGACCTGCACAGCACGCGCGCGCCCTCTACTTTTGCGATACGTGATGTGGGACACCACGTTACGTTCTCTATTCGGCACGCCGAACTTCGAGATAGTAGAAGGCTCTAGGGCTACAACTGTACCCAAAGATGACCGGTCCGATCGTCTCATATGTATAGAACCTACTGGTAATATGTATCTCCAGCAAGGTCTTGCATCTGTGATCACGGCTCGGTTACGGAAATTTGGGATCGACATTAAGTGGCAACAGCGCCTTCATAGGCGCTTAGCATTGGTATCTTCCGTTACCGGTAGATTGGCAACGATCGACTGGGCCAGTGCTTCTGATAGTGTCGCAGTAGATGTTTGTAAATTTCTATTGCCTCCTATTTGGTTTGAGGTCTTGAGTGCAGTACGCTGTAGCTCTGTGTTGGTTCGTGGTAAAGCCATGACACCAGCAATGATCTCATCTATGGGTATCGCTTTTACGTTCCCCTTAGAGACACTTATTTTCTGGGCCTTGGCCGTATCTACAGTCTCATTAACGGACGACAGTTCTACGTCGTGTTTAGCGGAATGCCAAACATTTCGCAACGATATTACTGTGTTCGGAGATGACTGTATTTTGCCAACCTTCGCTGCGCGTGATTATATGGACATCATGTCCAGCGTTGGGTTCACCGTGAACTCTGAGAAGAGTTTCTTTGGTGAATATAGGTTCCGGGAGTCGTGCGGGCTCGATGCATTTGAGTTCCGCAACGTGCGTCCGTATCACATACGGGCGCCTTCCGGGAGCTCACCGCGGGCGCTTGAGGCATGGCTATATACCGTATTTAATGGTCTTTTAAAGAAGTATATTTCATACTTCGGGGACCTGACGTACGTGTATGATAAGTATGCCTTCAAGTACTTAGCGGCGCTCTTCCGGTCTGCAGGTTTCACACTACGTGTTATACCTGTAGACTACCCCGACGATTCTGGGCTCAAATGGAGAGGCGATAGAAGACTGCTCGACTATTTTGTTAAGTCGGACGGTCAACCATGCGCCTGTTCAGATGTGCTCCAGGATATGCACGGGACGTGTACCTTTCAATTTCTGAGGTACATCTATCCTCACCAGAACCCCAACCCCAACAAAGCGTTGGAGCTCTGGCGTGCACTTAAGTTCCCCGGAGGTGATAAAGCATCCACCTTCGGGGACCCGATAAGGATCGGGGGGAAGTACGTTGTAGCCATCGGAGAAAGCTTCAAGTTCTTCTCCGATAATTAAGAACACATCCTTGTGTCGCCACGAATGC